TCGGGCAAAGGAATGGGAAGCAGAAGCCAAGCAGCAGCTTGGGTTGTTGCCGGGGGAGCGGAAGGCCGCTGTCGTGAATGGTCAGGTACTAGGCCATGTGTCGATGGTGAAGGGCCGCACAGTCGGGTCTGTCGCTAACCCGGAGGCTCTGTTGGCGTATGTGAAGGCCCACCACCCCACCGAAGTGGAGGAAGTCAGGGAGGAGCGGATCAGGCCAGCGTTCCTCAAAGCGTTGTTGGATGACGCGGCGAAGAAGGGAGCGTTCATCGATTCGGATGGGGTGGTGATCGACGGCCTGATCGACGTCCGCCAAGGCGACCCCTATCCCACCCGTCGCCTATCTGAAGATGCCGACATCCTCATCGCCGGACTCATGGCCCGCGGCGCGCTCGGTGTGTCCGGTCTTCGGGAACTGGAGGCCGGCGAATGAGCCCCCGCTTGAGGAAGCCGAACGGAATCCCGAACTGGCCCATGATCCTCCTCGAAGGCCCCGACTCCGTCGGGAAGTCCTACCAGGCAGCCCAATTCACCGGCAGCCCGAAGACCGGGCAAGCCTACTGGCTGGACGTCGGGGAAGGCGCAGCAGACGAATACATCAATGTCCCCGGCGCCGATTACATGATCGTCGATCATGACGGGTCGTGGCAGGACATCCTCACCCAGATCCGGGAGATCTCGGAGGCTGAGAAGGACGCGAAGAAACCCGCCGTTCTGATCGTGGATTCCGCGTCGAATGTGTGGGACATGCTGAAGTCGTGGGTTAATGCTCGGGCCCGGAATTCGAAGAACGGGAAACGCACGCTCGCGGCTGACCCGGATGCGGAGATCAAGCCGTCCCCGAATCTGTGGAACGACGCCAACGACCGCCACGCAGCGTTCGTGACTGCGCTGGCTCGCTTTCCGGGCATCGTCGTGTTAACGGCACGGGGTAAAGAGACGATGGCTGTGGATGGTGAGGGCCGCCCGATTCAGGGGCAGCGGGACTACTCCGTGGAAGCCAACAAGTCGTTGCCGTTCAAGGTCAACGCCCACGTCAGGTTGTCTCGGGAAGACCCGCCCGTGGTGGTGTCGTTCCGGTCCGCCACGAACGGGCTCAGGCCTGGCGTGGATAAACCTCAGAGGTATCCGGAGTTCACGTTGGAGCATCTCGTTTTCGAGGTGATGGGTTTGGAGAAGGCCCAGACCAGGGATGTGACCGAGCTGGTGACTGACGAGAAGGCGTTGGCAGATGCAGCCCGCCTGGAACTGCGCCAGTGGTGCGAGGCGAATGGCCTGGATTTGAAGGCTGTCGCTGACCGCTTCTATGAGTCCAAAGAGGAAACCTTGGGAGCGACGGGTGATGCGTCTGCGGTTCGGAACCTGTTGCAGTCCTTGCAGGACGAGCACGCGAAGCAGGTGGCGTCGTGAGGTACGAGGTTCGTTGCCCTGCCTGCCCCGCCCACATCAACCCGTCTGTGTTCCCCGACCGGGATAGTGCCGAAGCCTACGTACGGCGTCATCACATCGTGGGGGACAAGCACAGGGCTGTGGTGGAGCCGGTGTTCGAGACCCCGTTTGAAGGGCTGGTGTGCTGATGCCGACCTACCGAGTGGTGTGCACAGGCCAGATAACGGAGATCTACCTGGTGGATGCCGCGAACGAAGACGAAGCTCTAAAGAACTGGCACGAGGGCGAAATGCTCAACAGCGAGTCGTGGGATGTCTCGCCGGATTACGCGAAGCTGGACGACGAGTGAGCCGGCCGCAGGGGTTCACCCCCGCCACCCGCAGGCTCGTTGATGAACGTTCCGGTGGGTTGTGTGAGCGGTGCGGTCATTGGGGTGCGGACATGCAGTACCACCATCGTCGCGCCCGCGGAATGGGAAGTACAAAGCGCCCAGAATCAAACCTTGCCGCGAACTGTTTGCACTTGGACAGCGCATGTCACGCCGCCATCGAGAGCGCGCGGGCTGAAGCCTACGAGTACGGGTGGCTGGTGAGGCAGCACGAAACCCCAGAAGACATCCCCGTCCTACGTCGCGGTGTCTGGGCGCTGTTGGACAACGACGGCGGGTACCTGCGGTGCGCGGCTCCGGGCGTACAGGGAGAAGCATCATGAGCGACCCTGTGTTTGAAGCTGCTCAACGCGCGATCCGCAAAGACAAGGACCGGTGGCAGGTCATTGCGAACCTGCCACCGGCTGTCCATGAGCCCGTGTGTGATTTTGCGGCAGACGCTGCACGTGAGGCGCTGGAGCCGATCCGGGTCTTGCATGTGCCGTTCGTGTGCACAGACCACACAGACGAGCGGTGGCTTGAGTGCGAGGCGTGCTGCGGCGGCGAGTGGCCCTGCCCGACTGCCCGGCTCATCTATACACCCGAGGAGCTTGAGCCGTGATCGCGGTCCTCGACCCGGCCGGCCAGACCATCGCCCGGTTCGATAGCTACCCGGAAGCAGCAGCACACCGGTTGGAGGTGTGCCCGTCGTGGGGTTTGGGTGCGGGCGGGTGGCGGATCGTGGGGGTGAACGGGTGAGCGAAAAACGTTGCGGCGGGCCGGTTTATGCCATAGATATGACGGTTTCGCCTGATAGAATGGGGTTTTGGGTCGGCCCGGACCTGATGCGTCAACATCAGGTAGCCCCGGACCTAACCCACAACCCGCTGGTACAAGCAGACAGGAGGGGCTGAAGTGGATAATACCCACAGCCCGAGCGATCAGAAGCCTTACACCGTGTGGATGCAGATTCCCATGGAGGGATGGCACCCGACAGAATGCGATGACCTGCAACAATGCTTTTCTGAGATGCTCGCGGTCGGGCATTCCGGCGACTACCGAATCACCTGCCCAGTCGCCGTGGAGTTCGTCGCTAGGCCAGGTGGTGCCTGATGGGTACGACTGACCTCAAAGCGATCATGCGCGAACACCAATTGATGGTCGACGTCTGCAAAGACGACGACCTGAGTGGCGACGCGAAACTGTTCGTCCTACTTGCCATCTCACTATGGAGTGCACCCCCGGCCGACGATCCGACCATCAAACGGATCGGCAAACCACCGAGGCATAGCCTGCGTGAACTAGCAGAACGATCCGGGCACCACAGCGGCATGTGGTGGATCCAAAAAGTCATCCGCGACGACATTCCCCGATACCAGCACCCTGTCCCAGATCACCGCACCTGCACCGCCCCGATGATCCGCCGCGAAGGCGAGTGCGGGAAGAACGCGATCAGCTCCGGTGTGCTGTACGACCCGATCACCGGGGAAGGCACGTGGTACGGGTTCTGTTCACGGCACCGCAACCACCGCGACGACTGGGCCATCCAGCAGCAGAACAAAGAGTGGGACCTGAATGGCCGACCGTCACCGCCACCGAATAAGGGCGGGGTCCTGCGCCGGTATCTCAAAACCGATTGGGATGCGTACTACAAGTGGGCCGCACCGTACGCAACACCTCTTGACGGGGCCAAGCCTGCAACACCCCCCAAGCCTGAACTCAGGCTCATCGTGGGGGGTGAGTGAGATCCCTTGGTTCAACGTTGATGACGGGTTCGCCAACTCCAAGCCCGTACTGAGGATCCCGAGGCGCTACAGGTGCGCCGCGATCGGACTATGGACTCTCGCCGGCTCATGGTCCGCCAAGGAACTCACCGACGGTTTCATCCCGGACGAAGCCCTCGAAGAGTTCGCCAGCACGACCGCGATGGCCGGAATGCTTGTGAAGGCAGGGCTTTGGACAAAGGTAGAAGACGGCTGGCAGTTCGAAGGCTGGTCGAAATGGCAGAAGACAAAAGAGAAAGTCTTGGCCTACCGGGAGCGTGAGGCAGAAAAGAAGCGGGGTCAACGCTCCAGCCCTAAAACCGCAGGTAGCGAGAGTGTGTCCCCAGGGGACTCCCTCGGGACAGAACCCCGCGTCCCCGAGGGACAAGACCGGGAGTCCCCAATGTGTCCCGGACAACCATTACCAACACCAGTACCAACACCAAAACCGCAAGAAAAAGACGACGTGCCGCTTCCGCCTGAACCGCCCGTTGACGATTGGGTCGCCGCAGAAGTCGTCGACAAACCGCCCGCCGTCATCGACAATCCTTCAAAGCCCGCGAAGCGGTACGCATCCCCAGCCGCCAAATCTGTCGTCCGACAAGAACTCGGAACCGACTACTCCGATGCAGCGGTCAACCGCATCGGCATCCAAGTCGAAAACCTCACCCGCCAAGGCAAGCCCGACCACCGCATCCGGGAAACCCTCCGCGAATGGCAACGAAGGCCCAACTGCGAGAAACCCGAATACATCCCCACCGTGTACGACGACCTCGTCAAAAAATCCCACGCCACCACCAACGGGCACGACGACAAAGTCAACAGCTACCTCGCCTTCGCCACCCCAACCCAGAACCAACTGGAGATCGAGCCATGAACGACTACCGCCAAACCGCAGCAC